GGCCATTATTCTGTAGGAAATGTTCAGACTCTTGACCTTATTGATTCTGTAGGTGATGCTGAAGCATTCTGTAGGAGTAATGTTCTGAAGTATGCATCACGTTATGACAGAAAAGGAAGTGCACGTAAGGACATCATTAAGATTATCCATTATGGTATACTACTCCTACACTTCAATGATAAGACTGCTAGAGCACAAGCTCTAAACACTGGATCCACTTCTTTCTCCGTTGATTACGACAAATGACTATGATTACAAAATCTACAATTGAAGTCCTTAAAAACTTTTGCACTATTAATAAGTCCTTGGTTATTAAACCAGGCAACAAATTAAGTACTCTTAGTATCAATAAAAACATTCTAGCGTATGCTGACGTTGAAGAAACATTTGATTCTCAAATGTCCATATACGATCTTGGTGTATTTTTGGGTGGTTTATCTTTGTTTGAACAGCCAACGATTGATACTTCAAGAGATAATTATGTAACTGTAAGTGATAATAAGGGTAGGTCGAAGACTAGATTCTTCTATGCTGATCCTGATATTATTACTCAACCACCTGCTAAAGAGATAGATCTTCCATCAGTTGATGTACAATTTTATCTTGATGCTGGTACACTAGCACAACTACAACGTGCTGCGAGTATCTATCAACTTCCTGATCTTTGCCTTGTTGGTTCTAATGGATCTATGAAGTTGAGTGTAACTGATAAGAAGAATGATACTTCTAATAGTTACTCTGTTGAGGTAGGTGATACTGCTGATGATTTCTGTTATTGTTTTAAGGTGGAGAATCTAAGATTGCTTCCTGGTGATTATAATGTTTCTTTGAGTAAGAAAAATGTTGCATTGTTTGAGGGAGATGGGATAAAGTATTTTATTGCTCTAGAACCTAATGTATAATTATGAGTGGCGACAACAAAGACCAACCGAATATTTTTTACTCTAAGGAGTTTACTGAAGCAAAAGACAATCTTTTGATGCAAGGTAAAGTAAAATCTGTTTATCAGATGGCAGGTGAACCTCAAAAAGTATATGTTCATTTTCATGATAAGGTTACTGCTGGTAATGGTAAGAAGATAGATTTTCCTGATGGTAAAGGTAAGGTGTGTTGTCTTATTTCAGCACTTCTTTTTGAATATATGGAGACTAGAGGTATCAAGACCCATTACTTAGGTACTGAAGGTCTTGATACTTTATTGTGTAGAAAGTTAGAAATTGTTCCAGTAGAAGTTATAGTTAGAAATATTGCTGCTGGTGGTATTGTAAAACAGACTACTCTTTCTGAAGGTACTCTTATCAATCCACCTATAGTAGAGTATTTCTTAAAGGATGATGCTAAGGATGACCCACTTCTTACTTATGATAGGGTAAGGTTAATGGGGATTGATCCTAAACCTATGAAAGCAGTTGCAATTGATATCAATTATCATTTGCAATCTTTATTTACCCTTATGGGTATTGATATTGTAGATTTTAAATTGGAGTTTGGTTACGATGCTCACGGCGATTTATTCCTGGCTGATGAATTATCACCTGACAACATGCGACTCTGGAAAAAGGGTACAAAAGAACGATTCGACAAAGACTTGTTCAGAAAGGAGGAAGGTGATATAGTAGAAGCATATAAGTACATTCTTTCACAACTGAGGAGATTTGCGTGAATGATTTTTTATGGGTAGAAAAGTATAGACCTCAGACTATTGAGGATTGTATACTTCCTACAGAAGTGAAGACAACATTTAAAAGTTTTGTAGAGCAAGGTGAGATACCAAACCTATTGCTTACAGGAACTGCTGGTGTTGGTAAAACTACTATAGCTAAAGCATTATGTAAGGAACTAGGAGCAGATTATTATGTCATTAATGGGTCTGATGAAGGTAGATTCTTGGACACTGTACGCAATCAGGCAAAGACCTTTGCTAGTACTGTTTCTCTTACATCTGAATCTCGTCATAAGGTTCTCATTATTGATGAAGCAGACAATACGACACCCGACGTACAATTACTCTTACGCTCCTCGATTGAGGAGTTCCAGAAAAACTGCCGTTTCATATTCACGTGTAACTTTAAGAATAAAATAATAGAACCGTTACATAGTAGAACAACTGTAATAGATTTTAATGTCCGTGGAAAAATTAAACAAACTCTTGCAGCATTGTTCTTCGAGAGATGTAGGGACATCCTTACCAGAGAGGAAGTACGGTTCAATGACAAAGTGGTTGCTGAAGTCATCCAAAAATACTTCCCAGACTTCAGGAGAACCCTTAATGAACTCCAGAGATATGGCTCTACAGGTTCTATCGACACTGGAATCCTTGCAACATTAGGTGATGCTAAGATAGATACTCTTACAGAGTATTTGAAGAATAAGAAATTCAATGATGTGAAGAAGTGGGTGCAGCAGAATTTGGATAGTGATCCTACTTCTATCATGAGAAAACTCTATGATAGTCTTTCCACTTTAATGGAAGGACCAAGTATTGCTGCAGCAGTACTTATCATTGCAGAGTATCAATATAAATCTGCATTTGTAGTTGACCAAGAGATTAATCTCTTAGCATGTTTAACGCAACTGATGGTTGAGTGTGAATTCAAATGAAGCATGTATTAAATAAAGATCCTATAAGTTCCGCTAAGGAATTAGCAAGAAAGAAAGAATATTATCAGGAGAATCGTGAATGGATTTTAGAAAAGAAAAAGAAATATTATCATGACAATAAGGAAAGAATATTAGAGGTTGTATATAAGAGAAGATCTCGTGTAAGGAAGATGTTATTTGAAAGATTAGGTGGAGTGTGCTCTCATCCTGATTGTAATAAAACTGAACATCTAGAGTTTGATCATATTAAACCAGAAGATAAGAAGTTTGATATATCAACATCATTAGATCGTAAGGAAGAAGATTTAATTGCAGAGGTTGATAAGTGTCAATTATTCTGCCAGAAACATCACTTAGAAAAAACTAAAAATGATTGGTTAAGTGGTGCACTTTATCCGAATTGCAAAAATGACCGAAATGATGGTATAATAGAAAAGAAAACTCCTTTAGAAATGCTTTTTGATTATGACTAAATTGACTAAGAAACAAAGACACCAAGTTAAATCTAGGTGGTATTATATTTTCTGGGGTGCTGCTACATTATCAGTATTTGCTGGACAACTTTATGTTGGATCTGGATATCGTCAGATGTCTAGATCTTTTGATCGTATTATGGAAGCTGTAATTGTTGAGATTGAAAATCAACCGAGGTTTTACTGATGAGTATTCATTCCAATGTTACTATCACCATCGATCTTAATGGATTAGTATGGGATAGAGGAGAGCATCTTAAGCAAGAGATGTCTGTTACACAGAATGATTATCTTGCTGAGACTCTTCGTAGAACCTTGACTTGGGATACTTTGTATGGTATGGTTGATCAAACTATACTAGAGTTCTTTGAAAACCATGAACACCCAGAGATTTGGGATCCTCATTATGGTGAGATTCAACCTGAACCAGGACGTGAGGATGAGTTGAATCAAATGGAGAAGGCAGCAAAGTTAAGAGAAAAGGCAAGAAGTGAATTTGAAATGGTTGATCTAGTATCACCAGCATGGACAATTAAAGTACCAAGACGAATTAAAAAATGAAATCTTTGAAAACGCCTCTGCGTTATCCAGGTGGTAAGTCTCGTGCTATCACAAAGATGTCAAGATACTTACCAGATATGAGTAAGTATAAGGAATATCGTGAACCTTTTCTTGGTGGTGGTAGTGTTGCTTTATACATTACAAAGCAATATCCTCATTTAGAGATATGGGTTAATGATCTTTATGAACCATTAGCAAACTTTTGGCAACAATTACAACATGAACCAGATGAAATTACGAAAAGATTACGCTGTTTCAAGAGTGCATACCCAAACCCAGAAAAAGCAAAAGACCTTTTTCTGGAGAGTAAAGAATTGGTTAACGATGCCAGAGCCAGTGTCATTACCCGTGCTGTTAGCTTTTATATTGTTAATAAGTGTTCTTTCTCTGGTCTCACAGAATCAAGCTCCTTCTCCAAACAAGCCTCTGACTCCAATTTCAGTTTACGAGGCATAGAAAAGTTACCTGAGTACTCAGAGTTAATACAAAATTGGACTATAACAAATCTTTCTTATGAAAGAATGTTAACAGATGATAAGAATATATTTACATACTTAGATCCTCCATATGATATTAAGGTTCCTATCTATGGTAATAGAGGTTCTATGCATAAGGGATTTAATCATGATGAGTTTGCTGAAGAGTGTGATAGGTTTACTGCTTCTATGATGATATCATATAATTCAAGTCAGATAGTAAGAGATAGATTTAAAGATTGGAATGCAGGAGAGTTTGATTTAACTTATAGTATGCGTAGTACAGGTGATTATATGGAGAAACAAGCAGAACGTAAAGAACTTGTATTAACTAACTATTCATATGAATAAAGAACTTTTAGAAAATAATTATCTTGTTCTTCCAGGTTTTATTCCTGCTGAGGAGGCAAAGAGTGTTGCTGTTGAGTTTGAAGAAGAAGATGAAATCTATATGTTTCCTGATGATGCACAGGTTCCTGGTTCACCATCTCGTTATAATTTAATAGGAGCACTAGAGATCTTATGTAATAAAACTCCTGATGTATCTAAGGCAGTTGGTGCTTTAGTTCTTCCTACCTATTGTTATGGTAGAATCTATAAGAAAGGTGCTACCTTACATAAGCATATGGATAGACCAGCATGTGAGATTTCAATAACTTTGAATTTAGATCAAGATAGTTCTTGGCCTATTTGGGTAGAAACATCTAAGTATGAAGCTAAAGCAATTGACTTAAATCCAGGAGATGCTATGATGTATCTTGGAACTACTGCACTTCATTGGAGAGAGGAGTTCAAAGGAGAAAGGTATATACAATACTTCTTACATTATGTTCGTAGTAGAGGAGTGTGTCAGACAGCATATTTTGATAGAGAGATAGGATCACATATACACCATCGTAAATCTTCATATGAAGATAAGATAGAATACAAAGAAAAAATTATTGAAGAGTACAATGCCTTACGATGATCGTTATCCCCTGAAAGACTATCTTAATAGTATCAATCAGAACAAAAAGAATCTGATGGATACTGATGATCCTGGTTGGGAAAAGAATTATCCTCCCTATGTAATTAATAAATGTTTATCTCAACATATGGATACAGTCATGTATGCCAATGAGATGAATAGATTACCCAATCTTGATAAAAGACTTCAGTATGATTTTTTTATAAATACGATCAGACCGAGGAAAAGATTTTCTCCTTGGGGTAAAAAGCAAAAGGTGGATGATCTTGACCTTGTTAAGCAATACTATGGTTATAGTAATGAAAAAGCCAAGCAAGCATTAAGAATTCTATCTCCAGACCAATTAGATTACATTAGACATAAACTGAATAGGGGAGGTAAGAAATGAATGAACTTAAGGAGGTTCAATGGACTAAGGATGATATGATTGAGGTGAATTTAAAGGAACCAGATGACTTCCTTAAAGTTCGTGAAACTCTTACTCGTATTGGTGTAGCATCTCGTAAGGAAAAGAAATTATATCAGTCCTGTCACATTCTTCATAAGAAAGGACAATATTACATAGTACATTTTAAAGAACTTTTTGCTCTGGATGGTAAGAAGGCCAACCTATCAGAGAATGATGTACAAAGACGTAACAGAATTATTAAACTACTATCTGACTGGGGTTTAGTAGAGATAGTAAAAGAAAGTAGTATCAAGGATGCTGCACCTTTAAGTCAGATTAAAGTAATTGCATACAAAGAAAAGGGTGATTGGACTCTAGAATCAAAATACAATATAGGAAAGAAAAGACAATCTTCAGATTGATATATAATATAGTTACATAGGTGATTCATGCCTGAAGTTATACTTCCCGAAGAGGATATTAAAGAAGAAGAGCATAAAGACGAAAAAAAGAAAGGTCTCTTTGGCAAGGTTAAATCAGCCATAATTCCCGATCCCGAAGAACAAGCCGCAATCATCTCGACAATGGTGAGAATTACAGTTCTTGCCTGGTCGGGTGGAATATTGACATTAAATTACGTTGCCATACCAGGTGTACCACAACAGAAAATTGATCCGACATTTATAGCTTCGGTTTTTACTGGAGTTTTAGCTAGCTTCGGAATTCAGACAGCTTCTAAGAAGGGTGATGGTACTATGAAGATGGATAAGAATGGAAACGCTGTCAATGGTGGTGGTGTGACTAAAAAAGATATTGAACAGATTATGGCAAATGCTGGTCCTGTTCAAACTATAAGAATTGAACAAGCACCTCTAAAAATAGTTGGTGTATCAGATGATGACAAGAAAACCTACGAACTCTAAAATTATGTGTCAAAAAATTATTAATGTACTTGCTGTTGCGTCTGCTGCTGTATCTGTTGCCGTTGTTGGCAGTGGGCTATATGTATATGTCAACCGCGATTCCATCATTGATGGAATTAAATCACAAGCTCTTGAAGCAGTGCTTGGAGGTAGTGGACTTCCTGGTGGAATGGGTGGAACGGATGCACTCCCTTTAGGGACTAATGAGCTCGCTCCTTCTACACCTCAAGCTGCTCTACCTGAGGCACCTGTTGGATTGTAAAGGAGTAAGATGAATAAGTGGATTGGTATATCCCTAGGAACACTCCTAGGGGTGAGTCATATTGGTATGATAGGACTTCTTGCTAACAAGAGGTCTCTTCCTGTTGTTAATTTACCTGTAGGAACTTATACTTCTTATGAAGTAGAAGCAGGTAAAGATGGATATAGAATTAGATATCGTGCAAACGATCCTAAGGTGATGCGTGTGGAACGGGATGTTAAACGCAAGGCTGGGTTTCTGGGACTGGGTAACAACACGTACCAAGGCTTTGAAGAGTACACAATGGATGGGTCTAAACACTTATCTGATAAACCAAAAGGAGGAGGTGGAGTCAACCCAAAGTCTGTCGCCTGTATCAAGGCAGTCGGTGGAGGAGAGCAGTCGGGAAGGCTTGTCGGAGCTAGCGTTGGTGCTGCTGTTGCTCCTAGTCTCTCCACTGTTCCTTTTGTTGGTTGGGTACTTGCTGGTGCTGCTACGATGATGGGTATGGATTCGGGTGCAGATATAGGCGGACAAATGGTTGAAGATTTAAATCCAGATTGTCAGGAGGAAGAATGGAAATAAGAGATGCAGTTACTGGAGTCACAGCAGCAGCAGTTGTAGGTACTGGTGCTATAGTTGGTGGTGGAACTGCTATAGATAATTATCAAGGTGGACCAGAAAAGAGAAGGAATGCAGAACTAACTGAACTACAACAAATAGTTCGTGAAGAAGTTCGTTCTGCCCTTAAAGAAGCATGGCCTACCTCAACTGGAAAGGTTACTGGTATGACAGTACCTAATGACTATAAAAAGGAGATTCCTAAAAAATGAATTTATTAAACACATTCGCTGCTGCTTCATTAGATCTTAATGAAGCATGGAACCTATCATGGAGTGAAGGTATTCAGTTTATATTGGTACTTGCCTTTGTGTATTGGTTAAAGGTAAAGATAGACACAAGAGCAGGTCTTGGTAAGAAAAAATTAAGACAATTAAAGACGGTTATTAAAGAGGCAATTATAGAAGCAAATGTCGATACCGTACATACCAACCAATGATAATCAAAATATTCAGAATATTGAGGTAAATGGTACAGGGATACCATTGATCCGTAGTGATAATGTTAATGTTATTAATGTTCGCAATGCTAATGTTGCAAACATTAGAAATCAAAGTATACCAGAGACACGTACTTGGGTAATCAATCCACCTCAAGCAGTACCACAGACAGTACCTGTTACTATACAGACAGGTACACCTGTTGTTGATATGCCTGGTTGCGTTAAGGTACATAAAGAGAACGCAAAGAGACCACCAAATAAAAGTAAGTCCTTAGTTAAT